TACAGCCATTTCGGCTGGTTTAAAAGCATTACGTTCGCTTGCAAGATCGATAATTGCTTTCATTGCAGCCAAATCTTGAATGTTTAGATCCTGTGAATTTGTTGCAGTTTTTTCTTCGGCCATAATTTATTCTCCTTTGTATATTATATATGTTGAAGTGATTATTTGTATTTTAAAAGTGGACAAGCCAGCATAAAATAGCTCATGTCTCCGGGATTTTCGAATCCTACTTTTATTTTGTTTTTAAATTGCGAATCGTCGTCAACTAATTCTACAGTTTGCCCAATGTAGTATCTACCTGATACGTTATCGTATATCCAATCATTAAGGGCTTTGAGCAAGTTATAAGAAAACGTAACAGATATTGTTTCGAAATACGGAGGACAAAATTCTGTCCTCCGTATATCCAGCACATTTAAAGGATTTATTTTACCTTTACGTATCACGCAGTTTTCTCGTAGTGTGCCGTTATGCCAAACGGGCCTTCAAGGTTCTTATCGTGATTTTGGTGAATAATGAAGATTGTATCACAATACTCCGGATCACCCCAACTGTTCCATGCATAGCCGTCTGTGAACATAATAAACTTTTTTGGCTGAATGCCTTGTTCTTTCATGTATGTCCAGTTACACATGAAATCAGTACCGCCACCGCCTTTGAGTTTGTACTCAGTCAAGTCTTCGCCACAATCGGCACTGAAATCCTGTTCGTTATAGACCCTAGTATCAAAGCACCACAATTTAATTTGGTAATCTTTGTATTCGTCCATAATGCCTTTGATTTCACCAAGGAAGTCAGACGCCTGATCGTTTCCAATAGACCCGCTCATGTCCAGTGCAATACAGATGTCAATTGTTTCGGCAAAGTTCATGCCGGGCAATACGACACCGGTATGCCATCCTTTGCGATTAGGACGACTAAACGTATAGTCGCTACGAATGGTGCTTTGGATCTGTTGACGAAGCAACTGACGCCAGTCCATCTTAGGCTCAGTGATTTCTTTAATCATGCGAGCAATCTCGCCGGGCAGATTACCTGCACCAGCAGCACTAGCCGCTTGCAGCATGGCTTCCTTGATCTCGTCTTTGATTCGATCAAGCTCTGCCTTACTGTATTTTGGACGACCGTTTCCTTTGCCATCTCCGTCTTCGGTGCCATCGCCTTCTAGATCAAGATGCTCGTCTAGCATTTCACCAAGTTGTTTTACAAACTCCTCGCCATTCTTTTTAGCTTGTTTAAACAATTCGTCGTAAACTTCTTCTGAAGTCCACTTATCATATTTAAAGTCTTGGTAACAATCCACTACTCGGGGTTTAGTACCAATGCGATCACGAACAAGAAGATTGTTTACAATATAGTCGGCTGCAATGTTATACAGCATAGGATTGCGATCATCTCGACGCCCCAAGTGGTCATATACCATGTGCAGAATCTCGTGTGCAATAACAAATTCAACTTCTTTGTTATTCATTGCATTGAAGAACTGCGTATTGAAAAACAAGTTTCTGCCATCTACGGCAGCAGTCATAAGCCAATCGTCAGCTGCTTGAATACGCAAACGAGTAGCCATGTTACCAAAAAATGGATGACGAAGCAACAGACCGATGCGGGCAACAACAATACGATCGTAAACTTCTTTACGCATATTTTCCAGTTGTTCGGGCGTGATGTTAGGATCAGGCTGCCAGTTTTTTAGTTTGCTTTGAGTTTTTTTAGTAGACATAGTTTACCTCATTGTTACGTTTATGATGTAATATAACATTATTTACATTACAAGTCAACCGCTTGAATAAAAAATGGGCAAATTTTTCAATTTGCCCATCTTCTACCATATTACGCCGCTTGTGCAGCCTTAATATACTTACCGTAACGTTCGTGGAATTCATCGAAACATTCAGTTGCATCCGGATCAATCGGAAGCGAATATTGAGTCAATGCAAGTTTGATACCCATAACAACAAGTTCGGTATCAAAGTTATCCATTGCAAAACGCAAGAAGTTGTTGACTTTCTCGTCAAACCGCTTATCGTTTTTATCCGCAGCTTCTTTCAGCTCGTAGCAAAGAGAAACAGTCAAGGAATACATGGCACTGATTTCTTTAGTTTTCATCTCTTTGACTTTGCCGGCAAGAATTTCGGCAGGGTCGGGCATACTAGAAGCAACCTTACGGTGAGCCATAAACTTGACAGCAAGGCCTTCACCAACTGCGCCTGCAACCAGGTCAGTAGTTGTGCTTTCGTCAAGATCGTCTTCAAGCAGTTCACTTACAAACGACCACGAACGCGGAGTTGCAAACGAACGGCTAGGAGATTTAGGATCAAAGTCGTACAGGTCTCTTTTAGCGAAGTTAAGAAAACCTACAACGTCTTTGTGAACTCGGTTATTAACTGCCCACTCGAACCAGTCATCAAACGAAACAGCAAGTTCCAAGTGGATGAAACGGTTTGCCAATGGAGCGGGCATACGATAAGTAACACCCTTATCAGCTTCGCGGTTACCAGCCGCAACAATCATAACATTATCGGGCAAACGATATTGACCGACACGACGGTTAAGAATCAGCTGATACGCAGCGGCTTGCACAGCAGGTGCAGCACTGTTCATTTCGTCAAGGAAAAGAACAATATGATCGTACTTAGCAGCCAGTTCGTCGTCGGGCAGTTCGGCAGGAGCGCCCCAGACCATTTTGCTGCTGTTGGTATCGAAGTACGGAATACCTTTGATGTCAGTGGGTTCCCACAGCGACAAACGAACGTCGATCAGCAGGCTATTCTTAAACGAGTTTGTAATCTGAGCAACAATGTCAGATTTACCAATTCCGGGCGGACCCCACATAAAAACAGGGCGCTTCTTGCGCATTGCATGCCGCAAGCTATTCTTTGCTTTGTTTGGAGTAACAGTACGTGCTTCAGACATTGTGTATTCCTTTCTGTGATTTCAGTGCCTATGTCTTACATTAGCAGTGTATTACAGTGTTGTCAAGAAAAAATTTGCAGTGTATGAATATTTTATTTACGTTAAGGATGTTTTCTGCGTCGGCAGTACCGTGTTGAGATCGAGTTCATTCATCCACAAATAATCTTTTTCGTACAAATCGCATACTGTGTTCATAATATATTGTTGTACACTAGACTCTAGATTATAAAACACTTCTTTGAATTCTGGTTGATGTTGCTTGCGACTAATTTGAAGATATATGTCGATGTTTTCCATTAATACGAAGTGATTGTTATGATTTAAATTTTTGTACTCGAAATACCCTATGTGTTGGGGTATGGTGTGATAGTCGTTGTACATGGTTTTTTCAAATTCTGTAAAAAACAGCCTTGCATCCTTTACTTGCCAGTTTTTAACATCTGTATTAGAATAATAGTCTTGCAATGGATTTTCAGAACCGTCGTCGTTTCCTTCTATAACGAATGAAGTAAACCAACTAAGCCATCGTTGCAAAGGATCTCTAACTATTCTAGTAACTTTCATTTCAGTTAGTTTATCAGCATTTTTGTAAGCAAACAACAGCCTCCAATCGGATATTCCAGATGCTGCAATTGCTCTTAGATGATTTGTGCCGCACCGTTGCAGAGCCCAAATTACTTCGTTTCTTTGTTGACTTAATATTAGATCCATGATACGTGTTTACTCTTGATTGCTTCTATTTAATGCTTTTGTAATTCCGTATTTTCTAACATCGCCTGAAAACAACGTTAGCTCAACTGCTTTGCGTTCGTTAGTAACAATTATACCTTTTTTTGTTAAGTAATAAGGACAGTCAATGAATTTATCTAAGAAAAGAATGACTTGAGTGGTCAATGACATATCCAGTGGAAACGGAATATCATATGTTGCTAATCCGATCTCACAAATAGTTTCATACCCTTTATCTGTTAACCGTAGCCCGGTATGATTATTTGATCGTATGTTTTGCCACCACAGTGGCATGTATTCTGAGACTGTTTGGTCGTTTACTGTTTTGCCTAATTCTTTTAAAAAAAGTTTTGTGTATGTTTCTTTCAAATTGGCTCACCCGATGTTAACTTATACACTTCAAACTCTTTACATTTAAAAGTAGTATTAAGTTTTTTTGCTAAGTTGTGTGCATGTCCGGGGTTAGAAAAACTTGTTTTTTTATACTTAGGTCCAGGATAGTTTGTTAACGAATTTGAACTTTTTAAATTAAAAGGTTTTCCTTTATAAAATACTGCCCAAATTGCTTCAGATGATAATACCTGTTCTGTTTTGTATGTTCTAGGATTTGTATAATCTAACAGTATTGTTGGTTTAGGTCGACTCATATTACGCTCCATTAAATGCGTATATATTTATCATCGTAAACCTGGTTATTACCAACGAGATCCTGCATCCATGTTGATATTTATAACTTCGTTTTCAGACGATAATGCTTCTTTTACATATTTTTCCAAGTCACCTTCTAAACGTGACATCACCATTCCTAGCGTATATGCTAGTGATTTTGCACGATCTATAGGAATACGTATCTCCGGAGAGTTACTTGCATCTGCTTGTTTAACTTGTTGTAAATATTGTATGATCGGTAATGTGTTAAGTGGTTCGATTGACATTGTGCAATGCTGCTTTCATTTCTAACTCTGTCTTAAAAGGTCCAATGTATTCATTGCGTTCAATTGTAATAAGTTTTGGACAAAAACTTTTAAGCCAGTTAACATTAAATTTAACTAGATAGTATCCTGCACAATATACGCTTTTTGACTTCTCGCTTTTTGTAAACAGTGGGAGTTTTCGGCTAATATCATACATGCTGTTAAAAGGTTCAGACCTAGACGGATAGTCGTGAACGTGAAATTCTTTATCTTTATTCGCAGGAGTTGTAATTTTGGCAGTTAAAAAGTTCTTTCCAAACTTTTTTAGCAACTCTGACTTGTCAGTATAAAAGCTAATTTCGCCTTTGCCTGAAAATATATAATTGTCGTTGTCTCTGGCTAAGGTACCAACCTTGGTATCGCCTTCGTTAATTATCCAGAATTTATCTTTTAAAACAGGTGTTGCAACAAAACTCTTTTTTATCATAGCTTATCCTACATACTTAGCAGACAGTGGTTCTGCAAACGCTTGCGCTTGATCGGCAACTCGTTGCAAATCCCACTTAGAACAAAACTTAATCAATCTCATGCCTACTTGCGTAATATTTTTAGATTCAACTGAATTAATTGTGCTGTTGATTTCTGTTCTAACATGTTCTGGTTGAGCAGTCAAATCGCACAGCGTTACATTGCGTGTGTAATCATCGATAACACGATGCTCAACACCGTTATGGTCAGTCCAGCGTTGTAACATAAGGTTATTCCAAGCAAACCCTTTGGACTGTTTGTCAGCAAATGCTTCAGTTAACCCGACTTTATTCTTTGTACCTTTTACTCTAACACCAGGATATGCAGAAAAAATGTTGTCACTGGTGTCGCCACGCATACATTTTTCAAACAACAACCACTGCGGATCGGGTGCCGGCTTAGGTTGTTTGGTTTTTTTGTCGATAACTGTCTTACCCTTGTCGTCAAAATAGCCTTCGTGAGTAATTGTAGTGTTGCTTACACCGTTGTATTGTTTAACATTAGGTGCAATTAGTTGTGCAAAGTCGCCATCTGTACTAATAATAACATGATTGTCGTTCGGATGATTTTGTACCCAGCCTGCAATCAGATCGTCAGCCTCCAAGTTAGGATGTCGAATTGTAGTACAGTTAGTTTTATCTGCAATGAATTCTTTAAATTCATCGTAAATTTCCCAAAACACACGATCTTCTTCTACTTCACGAGGATTCATTGCGTCACGAGATTCTTGCCTATTACGTTTGTAAGGCTCGTAATAGTCCTTACGCCAACTACGACCCTCTAAACAAAATACTACATGGGTACCGTTAAAGTCTTGCCATGCCTTTTTAATGCTATTAAGTGTAATGTGTAGTGCCATGCCTACTTTTGTGTCAATGTCGCCACGAACAACGTGACGAGCTCTAAAAAAAGTATTAGCAGTGTCTACAAGAATGTATGTATTCATGATACTTCGGATTTGCCTCTTGCAATTGGTACAACATTAATATACCCTGAATTTCTCGATGTGTCAAGTCCTTCTTCATTCAGCATGTTGAATACAATATCGCGAAACCAGCGATCTACTACTTCTTCTTCAGGATCAGCAATTTCTCCGTACCCTGCTGCAATTAATTGTTCTATAAAGAAGCTATTCCAATCTAGTTCAAAAAATCCGTTCCGAACATTGTCTTCGTTAACCTTTACATCAATTACATTAACCCAAGGTTCTCCACGTTTGGTAGCATATGCTTTAGGATCACGCTTTTTGAGTATCTCTAGTTCATCCTGTTCAAGTCGTTTGCGGTCGGCTTCTAATGCTTGTTCTTCAGCTTCAATACCAGTAATTCGTTTAAGCCATTTCTTCATTACCATCCAATCCTTTCCCACGGAACATTTTTGTCTCCGAAATGCCCGTATACACAATTTTCACTGTACTTATGAAAGTTGAACAAATCAAATCTATCAATAATACCCTTTGGACTTAGATCAATTTCGTTGCGGATAAAACGTTCAATTGAACGATTATGACCGTTACTATCAATAAGAATACTGGTCGGTTGTTTAACACCGATAGCATATGACAGTTGAATGTTGCACCAATCTGCCATTTCGTCTGCTACTACGTTTTTTGCTAACCAGCGAGCCATATATGCAGCACTGCGGTCAACTTTGGTCGGATCTTTGCCACTAAATGCACCACCACCGTGAGGAGCAAAACCACCATATGTATCCACAATAATCTTACGTCCTGTTACTCCAGCATCTCCGTCAGGCCCGCCGATAACAAAATTTCCAGTAGGATTAAGGTGCCAAACTGTGTTTTCGTCGATTAGATCGCCCAACACATTGATTGCTGATTGTTTAGCTAATGCTCTAGCTTCTTCTATATTACCTTCGGTATGTTGTGTTGAAATAACAATCTGATCAACACGCTTAATAATACCTTCTCGTCTTGCACCATTGTATTCAACACTTACTTGTGACTTAGCATCTGGGCCTAAAATGCTACCACGATGTTTTTTAAGTTCTTTAAGTATTTCGTGTGAGTAATGTATAGGTGCAGGCATCATACTAGGTGTATGATTACAAGCATAACCAAACATAATACCTTGATCTCCTGCACCAAAGTTGTCTGTGCCTAGTGCGATATCGGCACTTTGACTATGGATTTCATTGTAAATTTTTAGTTTATCCCAATGAAATCCATCTTGTTCATAGCCAATATCTTTAACTTTGTTGCGTACAATTTCTTTTACTTCGTCTTTGCTCACATTAAAGTTCTTTACTTCGCCTGCCAACGTAACGTGGTTGGTAGTTACAAGTGTTTCGACTGCAACACGAGTAGTAGTGTCACCTGCCTTTAACCCAGCATCAACTAGTGCGTCCGAGATCTGGTCTGCAACCTTATCCGGGTGTCCGTCGCTAACACTTTCGCTAGTAAAAATATAGTTCATAAATCTTTCCTTAAATTATTAAATTGTTCTTCGGTGTGTATGCCTCTAAAATATGTAGAGTTTTTATCAAGTTCCCCAGGCATTTCCGAATAAGCTAATGTGGAGTCTTGGTGTAAATCGCCACCCTTTCGCCATTGCCAGTTTCGCAACTTCCTGAACGGTAAGGTTATAGCCTTCTGTACGTCCGCCCATTGGCATGAGGTATACAGGGCATTCCACCCCTTCGTTACGATACGCTTCAACAGCTCTACCAACTTCTTCAACATCCACACTGTCAGCCACAACAAACTTAAGATATAGGCTAGTACCAGGCACATCATAGTATTGACGAGCAACGCTAGGCTTAATAGCATCGTTCCAAGACTCCCCACTAACGGAGAGTTTGGGACTACAACTGAACGTTGTTTTAAATCTTGCGCGAGTTCCGAGGTACTCTCTAAACTCATCATGTAACCATTGTGTAGTATTTGTTTCAAACGTAACATTTTTAAGATCCTTCATTCTAGGATGCTCAAACAGTTCTATATATAGTCTCTGCCAAGCAAGTAGCGGTTCTCCGCCAGTGAGGATCAAATGGACGTCCTGTCCATTATCCATAGTCCACTTGCCTTCGGGTGTAATACTCAGCAAATGATCTACAACTTCATCGATAGTCTTGTCCATAACAAGATCTTTAAACTCAGGGTAGATACTTGCGTAAGTGTCACAGCCGGTAAACACCAGCGGCAAGTCTTCAAATTTTTCTGTAGTTAAGTGTACACCGTTTTCAATAAGTTTTGCAACTTCCGGATTGTATCGACCCTTTTCGGTACCACGTGGTAGTCCAAAGTTCTGGCAACGAAAGTTACAACCGAAAGTACGTAGGAATACACTAGGTACTCCTACATATTTGCCTTCGCCTTGTACGCTGTAAAATGCTTCACTGTAGCGTAGTTTCATCTTGGTGCAAACTCCTGTTGTAGTTTAATGTTGTCAAAGAACTCTTTTTTAACGCCGCTGTCTGATTTAAAAACACCCTCAAGAACAGTTGTTTGTGTAAGACTGCTATGTGCCATAATGCCACGATTCTCGCAACAGCCATGAGTAGCCTGAATATAAACAGCAACGTCTTTTGAACCAGTTGCTGCTTTAATTTCGCGAGCAACATCCATAGCAAGTTCTTCTTGCAGTGTTCCACGTCTTGCACACCATTGTGCAATTCGAGTATACTTACTTAACCCAATCAGTGTATCAGCAGCAATGATACCGATGTAAGCAACACCTTTAACAGGTTGATGGTGATGACTACACATGCTTGTCAGTTCGCTACGAACGACCAACATGCCTTTGTACGGTTCGTTTGTATGATTAGGAAATGCCGTTGCATTGGGCATTGGATAGTAACGACCCTGCATAAGTTCTTTAATATACATTTTTGCAAGACGTCTGCCAGTGTCCATGCTGTTAGGATCAGTTTTGCGATCAATCACCAAGCTATCCAGAACATCTTCAAACTTTTCAGTTAGCTCATCAATGAGTTCCTGAAGTTCGCTTTCTTTAATGTGCTTGCTAATATTATCGCCAGCCCAATATCTATCACCAGCTTCTTCAATACGTTGTCTAATTTTTTTACTTGTTTTCACTTCTTTCTCCGAGTTATAAGACGAGGATGTCTATCTTTGTAAGTATATGTTTTATTTAGATTTTTGTCAATCATTCTTTGAAATATTTGTTAAGTATCTCAAGATGATCTTCGTATTCAGCCATATGTGCTAGTTCTTTTTCAATTGCATCCATGATGTCACTGTGTTCGCCGACACCAACAGGATTGCGCAGATATACTTCTACGTTTATTCTGTGTTTTTCAATATGTGCTTTAGCATGAGCCTTTACACTCTTGAGCATTTCACTTCTTAGGTCAGTCATTTGTGTTCTCCTTTTTTAACCAACTATCTCGTTCCCAAGGGTATACGAGCCATTCATTATTTTCTCTTTTGTCTACTTCGTGCCACCAGTAATCGGGTTGAAAACTACTACCCCAATTCTGCGTCATTACAGCAAATCGAATGTTTTTGTCCCAAACTGCGTCCCATGCTGCACGTTCATTTGGGAATACACTAGATTCCCAATCTTTTTTAATCCAATTAAAAGTAGCACCAGTATCATTAATATCATCAACAATTAGAATATTTTTTCGTTTATTAATGTCCCAACGAGTACGATAAACTTCACGTTCGCCTTCGTCAACATATCCAAAAG